CGGATGATCGCGCCCGAGCCCGAGCTGGGCCTCGTCGTGAATTCACGAGGCGAAATCCAGGGCTATTTCGGCGCTTATTTATATGACGTCTATCCGTTCCTTGATGGCGGTTATTTTTTCGAATGTTCCGATTCTGTCAGAGAACCCGAACGGATCGGACGTATGCTTGCCGAACTTCACACCGCAGGAAATAGTTGCCAGTTCGGCAAGTTTGTAAACACAAAATATATGAATGAATTAATCATATCATTAGGCTTAGGGGCATTCGCCTCAATCTACACATCCTTTGTAGGCTGGCCATTTATGAAACCTTTTAACTGTCCTTATTGTTTTGGGTTTTGGCTTAGTTTTATTTATTTTGCTTTTACTTTGCAGGACTTCACGTCAATAGCTTATGCAGGCATATCAAGTTCAACGGCTTATTTATTAAAAAGAATTTACGAAAAAATATGAGAGATTATTCAGAAATCTACACGCAACTAAACAAGCATAGGAAGAACATTGAAGTATTCCACAATGAAAGGCACTGGCTAGGCGATAACAATGACATGAGCGAAATAGGTTCACTTGTGTATGAGATAACCGGAATTCGTCCGGGAGGTTGCTCAGGATGTGCAGCAGACACTTTAAAAAATGCAAGAAATTGGTTATTGAATTACGAAAAGAATAACCAACATGCAAAACTGATTCCAAAAAAGAAGCGATGAAAGTTAAACACTCGGGCAATGCAGGTGATATAATGTATGCTTTACCAGCTATTAAAAAGCTATGGGGGCGCACAGGCGAGAGAGTGGACTTGTTTATTAAGTTGGATGTAATAGGGCATTACACTAAAGATATGGTGCATCCATTGGGCAAGGTTATGATGAACCGCAAAATGTATGAATACATTAAACCACTGTTATTGAATATTCCTTATATAGGATCGGTATCAATAGAGCAAGGCGAGGCGGTTGATTATGACTTTGACCTATTCCGTAAGGCAAGATTAAACACAATGGCAGGTAATATATCACGTTGGTATTTTTATGTTTATCCGGAGTTGAGCTGTGAATTGAATGACCCGACAATAAGGCTGCCAAAGGATGAGGGCTATGAGAGTTTTAAGGATGTTGTAGTAATCAACAGAAGCCAAAGATATCATAACCCGAACTTAAGTTATTACTGCCTGAACGACATCAAGCAGGATGTAGTATTTATTGGACTTGAGCAGGAATTTAAGGAGTTGAAAATGCAAATTAACAATCTTGAATACGAGCCGACAGATGATCTATTGGATGCTGCTAACATAATAAGGCACTCAAAGTTATTCATTGGTAATCAGAGTTTAATGTTTGCCGTTGCAGAGCAGTTGAAAGTTAAGAGAGTATTAGAACTTTGCGACTATTGCCCGAATGTTATTCCAACCTATAACGGAGTAGATTGTTGGTTTACCGAAAATCTTGAATGGCACTTAAATAATTTATTATATGGATAAGTTTTTTATATATATCGGAATTAGCACTACATTCACCATTGGTGTATTATCGTTTTACATACTAATTAGATTAATAATGGATTCCAGGAAGCGCAAAAAAAGAAATCAAGACAACAAAGAATATCCGGATATTAAGTTTACAGAAAAGTACATTGTTCAGACGATAACACTTGAGGACCTTATAGATAGTTGCATACTAGTGGGGGATGTAATGTTTATTAAAATATGAGAACATTAATGATATACAATTCTGAGAAGAGTCCAGACCTATCAGCGAAAGTACTGAATTATGTATATGAAAGAATGCACTTTGATGAGGTTTTACATTTGGCATCTAGTGAACCGACAATCAAATGTTGTGGCAAATTTATCAAAGTAAAAACAACAGACTATGCAGGTGCGATGAAATTCCAAGTTGAAGAGGTGCCGAAGTACTTTAAGACGGATCACCTTTTTTTTGTTGAAACTGATGGATTCCCGGTTAATTTTAATTTATGGGATAAGAAATTCTTAGACTTCGATTATATTGGCGCACCCTGGACACCATGGAATACTATCGGCAACAGAATAGGCAATCAAGGATGTTCAATAACAACGCCTAGGTTTTGGGAATCAGTCAGTCAAAAGAAGTTCAACGGCAAACCCTCAGATCAATTCATATGCCAGGACATAGAGCAGCACCACAAGACCAACGGAATAACCTTTGCAGACTTGCATACTGCAATGAGGTTTAGTTTTGAGGCAGTGATTCCGGAATTTCCAAGTTGGGACTGGACAATGTCATTTGCCTTTCACGGAAAACAAAATACAGAACCTTTAAACCTTTTAAAATGAAATACATAATAATAATACTTGCATTAACCGTTATGGGCTGCAAGAAATCAACAACGAATCCGACAAACCAAAAAAGACTCATCCTGGAGTGGCAGTACGGAACAATACTATCAGTTAACAATGTGAGAATTACACCTCAACAGCAGATTACGCAGTGCGAATACAATACTACAATAGGCACAGACCTCGAAATTTACACCGCTGCAACTAATCAGCCTGTATTTATAAGAATAATTGACAACGGACTTGTTGTATTCTACAAAACAGGATTCAATTCAATGACAACTTATTATAGAGTAAAGTAATGGCCAAACACAAATACATCGAAACGCCAGAAAAGATGCTCGAACATTTTGAATCATACGCAAAAGAGGTAAAGGCGGACCCGTTTTTAGTTCAAGATTTTGTTGGAAAGGATGGTGACGAAGTATACCGCAAGAAAGAAAAACCGCTCACAATAGAGGGCTTTGAAAACTGGTGCTTTAGAAATGGCATCATAACAGATTTGGGGAATTATTTTGCAAATACGGGTGGCGCTTATGCTGAATATCTTACTATCTGCTCATATATAAGGCGTTACATAAGAGAAGATCAGGTTGCAGGGGGTATGTCAGGACTTTATAATCCAAGTATAACTCAGCGCTTAAATGGATTAGTTGATAGGACGGAACAGACAATTAAGGAACAACCATTATTTTTTGAGGATGCACAAATAGTTGAAAATCAAGAGCCAAGTCAGCTGACTCCACCGGGTGGAGACAAGTTAATTAATTGATACTCATTAAATGTTTAAAAGAACAACAGCAATTAATAAACTTCTAAAGTTAACAGCACGAAAAAAAGTTGTACCAGGGGGCACGAGTGCGGGGAAAACTTTTGGCATCCTACCTATATTAATTGATAGGGCAATCAAAACACCATTACTTGAAATAAGTGTAGTATCTGAAACTATTCCGCATTTAAGGCGTGGTGCGATGAAGGACTTTTTAAAGATAATGGAAATGACAGGCCGTTATCAAGATACTAATTGGAACAGGTCACTATTGACATATAAGTTTACTAATGGATCTTATATTGAGTTCTTTTCAGCAGACATGGAGTCTAAGTTAAGGGGCGCAAGAAGAAACGTACTTTATATTAATGAGGCAAACAACATCAGCTTTGAGGCTTATCATCAGTTGGCAATTAGAACAAGTGGCGAAATATGGCTTGATTTTAATCCAGTAGCGGAGTTCTGGGCACATACAGAGTTGATGAATGAGGCAGATGTTGAAGTATTAACATTGACGTATAAAGACAATGAGGCACTATCAGAAACAATTGTAAAGGATATTGAGGCGGCAAGAGATAAAGCCCCTCATTCGGCTTACTGGGCTAATTGGTGGTCCGTATATGGCTTAGGTCATCTTGGTAGTTTACAGGGTGTAGTATTCGATGACTGGGTGCAAATTGACCGCATACCAGAGGAAGCCAAATTAGTGAGTTATGGAATGGACTTCGGTTTTACGGCAGATCCCACCACGTTAATAGGCGTATGGAGGATAGGACAAGCTATCTATCTTGATGAATTACTATACAGAACCAACATGACAAACCAAGAGATAGGCAACTTCTTAAAGTCAATTAAATTTAATTCGGAATTGATCTGTGATAGTGCGGAGCCGAAATCAGTGCAAGAGTTAAAGCTACAAGGGTTTAACGCTTGGCCAGCAGTTAAAGGACCTGATTCAATAAGACTAGGGATAGACATTTTAAAAGGGTTTAAGATGTATGTTA